TCTCGGATATCTTATTATTTTCATCCGGATTAACCTTTATAAACTGTATATCTTGATATCTAACCATAACCCTGCCCATTTGAATTACCCAATTTTGTGGTGTTATAGCACTTTCATCTGACGATACATAACCATGTGTTTCTTTGTATAGGTTATTTATAAAATCTGTGGTACTGTACATATCCATACCTAGTAAGTAACATGTTTTAGGTTTCTCTACTTTACAACCTATGTACATGGCAGTTGCACCTGATGACCAACCTGGATCATCTGGTCCAGCATTATCCGCTTCCCAACCAATACCGTAATAGTCATTCATTATATCTTTTAGTTGTGTAATATTTTGATCTGCTAAACCATAAGTCCATGTAATATAAACATTTTCAAAACCATCACCTTTCCATCTATCATTAGGTCTGTTTTGATTTACTGTTTGTTGACCATGAATTACAAAATGTGTATAATAGTTTTCTGGTGTATGTTTCCATTCTCTTACTGTTGGATTTTTCATGTTAGAAGTTTGAGCCTCTTTCATCATTTCGTATTGATCAGCAGGCATATCTTCCCAGTCTCTAAAATAAACTTTATTATAATCACAATAACCACTACGATATATTTCGTGTGTCATCATTGGATCTACTGCGATTAAACCATCTACTGTATGTTCTCTAAACAAAGCATTACAACCCCAAACTTTACCTTGTGTTTTTAATAAATCAACATCAACATCTTTACGACTTTCACCATTACCTAAAACAAATAAATTTTCTGTCACAACATTTCCCTTAAAATTAATTTCATTCGTTCTTTGTTGTATTTTATGAAAGGTCCATACTTGGTTATCTTTCGTCTCAATGTTGGCCATATTATATCATCCTTTATTTGTTTATTAAAGTCTTTTGTATAATTTAGTAATTCGTTTAAAATACATAATGTTTCAAGTGACACTCTTTTTGCCAAATATGTTTTTACTAATATTGGATGTTGTCCTCTATTAACTTTAAATATTCTGTTAAAACTTTTCTCACTTTTCCTTAATAACTGTTCTATATCTCTTTTGAAATAGTATGTAAGTCCATCAATTCGTTTTTGTCTTTCAAGGTATACATCATTATTCATATCCTTGATATAAGGTGATTTGTTAGATATGAAATTGCTAACAAAATAATCAATAATATTATCGCCGTATTTTCTTGCAACCTTAACAAAAAAGTATCTATCATTACGTTGTATAAACGTTTCGTATTTAGCATTAATTTCACCATTATATTTAAAGTAATCATATTCATCTTTTGTAAAATGTAACTTAATGCTGAGGTATTTTTTGTACGCTTCATATCCTTCATTCATCAAATTGGTAGTGTTGCTGTTTTTGGTAAAAAGTTTAAATCTTGAGCATTCATTTTTATTTTGTCTTTTAATGTTCTATTGATTAAGTGTGTTATCTGATCTGGTTCTATTTCTTTCTCAGCACAATAATCCAAAACTGCTTCCATATGTGTTATTCTTTTTTTACTTGCTCGTTTTTCTATTTGTAATGCAAATTGTTTTGGCGTCATTCTTTCTCCTTGGTATCCTTCGCTACGGTTTCTATTCCACCTCGTCAGGTAGTTTACTGCCATTAGCGAAGGAATCGTTTACTATATCTAATAGCAATTCTGTGTCGAATATCCAATCCATACCGTAACCCATCATACATGTTTCTCCTGTTTCTTTAATTGTTAAGAATACAGAACCATTTTGTAATTCATTGCTGTACCAAAATGATAGCCATGCAAAAGTATCCGCACCAGGTACACCACTACTTTTTACATCTGACCATGCAATTGCTTTTTGTTTAAATAAACTACTGGCATATGAAAATACTAATGGCCCTGGTCCGCAAAATATAGGGACTTTTTGTGTTTTCATCACACCAGGCGGAAACATAGGGTGTTCCTCTGCTTTAGCATGATTAAATATTAATGTCATACCAAATAAAAATGTTAAAACTACAAATAATGTAGGTAAGTTATCTAATATTTTATTTTTCATTTTTCTCTCTCTCAATCCATTTGTAAAAATTTTCTACTGCTTCTTTTAATTTAGGTAAGTAATCAACTTTGTTTTTCTTAAATACTTGTGTTGTACCTTCCTCTGTTACGATTAATATAACCACTTGGGTTACTTCTTCGCCAAAGTGTTCTTTAAACATTTCAGCATAAGCACTACCTTGTATAAAATAGTTCTCAATCCAGCTTTCGTTTTTTTCTTTTGTAGATGTTTTAAAATCTACTATTGACAATACACCATCATATTCTGCGATACAATCTACACGACCTGCAACTGTATAATCACTAGAAAACATTTGTGCCTCTTGTAATCGTATATTATTTATTTTTGATAGTTCTGGTTTTAATACGTTAAACATCATTCTAGGTAAGAATTGTTTTTTATATTTGTCAACTTGTTCCAAGTCAATGTTGTTTAGATAATCCTCAACCATATTGTGTACTGCTGTGCCACGATTGGCTGCCTGTATCATTACATGGTTTGCAACTTCTTCGCCTACTTTTTGTCGCCATTCATGTAAACCTTTTTTATCTCTAATTGATAAAACAGATGTGATTGACGGATATGCTTCTTTAGTCTCTAGGTGTTCGTAAAATCTCTTGCCATTTATATTCTTGGCCTTAAGAGGTGGTAATTCATTTATTGGTGGTGTATGTGTAAATATCATTATATGCTCACTTTTAAAATTATATTATATCAGGTCTTGACTAAAAAGTCAAGGGTTAATCTTTAGTAAAAAAAGGGTCAGGTTTCTTTGCCGTTTTTTCTAGAATTTTTAAAAATTTATCAAATTCTTTGTGGGCGCTATGTTGACCATATCTCATACCAAGATAGAAACTACCACCCATTATTAATAATACGTTAACTATGAGATCCATTCTTTTGCCTTTTCTGTCACTTCATCAACTCGTCTTGTCCAACCTCTACCAAACGTTTCAAAAGTAGATAAACTTTGGTAGTAATTATGTCTTTCAGATTGATATTGGTCTATTGTAGTAGAAACACCATAATGTTTTACATGATCGTCTATACATTTTAGAGTGTTAGGACCTATGCCACCATCAACTGTGGTTTTTACTAATCGTTGTATAAATTTAGCTGCACGACCAGGACCTGCATTGACAGCAAAGTCAAAGATACATAAATCTAAACCCTCTGGTAGATCGTCACCTTTTACTCTATCCCAATAATTTTTTTTATATATTGGTTCAACATCTTCTTTTGTTAACTCTTTCATATCTTTAGTACCACCAAAGTCTTCGTAAACTCTTTTGGTAACACCTAAATTTGTTTCACCACCCGGATCTTTTGGATGATTAACGTATCCACCTTCATGGTGTAATATTATCTCTAATGCTTCTGAAAATTTATTGCTCATAGTGAAGTCCCATCTTTATTTTTTCTATTAGATAGCTTTTTAACATACCACTTCTTACAATATCACCAAGGTCAAATTCTATACAATCAACCTCTTTCATTTGTTGCATGATATTGACAAAATCTAATATGCCATTTCTATCGTTTGTTTTTGTTAAATCTGTTTGTTGAATATCACCAGCAAACACTATTCTTGTATTTTGACCAACTCTGGTCATGATGGTATCTAACTCATGGAAATTTAAGTTTTGACATTCGTCCACTATAATTACACCATTGTCAATTGTGATACCTCGTAAAAAACTCGTTGATAAGAAATCTATCGTTCCTTGATTTCTTAAATCTGTGTATAGTCTTTCAAACTCAGCGTCTGAGCCTCGTTGAAACATAAACCGTACCATGTTTTGGTATGGCACTTGATATAGATATGATTTGTCCTCCTCATCACCAGGTAAGAAACCTATATCTCTTGTTGGTAATAATGAGCGAACAATATATACTCGTTCTCTAGGTGATTTAGGATCCAACACATCTTTCAATGCATTGTATAATGCAATAAAAGTTTTACCTGTTCCTGCCACACCATAAAGAAAAAGGTTTTGACCTTTCTCATAAGAAGCGAATACTTCTTTTTGATTGTCGGTTATTGGTTTTATCGTATTCAATTCTGATGACGATATGTTTAATTTTTTTTTACTTACCATAATTTTTTCACCGTTTTAATGAGTGACAACTCAGCTTACTTCTCGGATTCTGTTTACCAGTGTATGATATACCTACTGTTGTTGCTGTTGTCTATCTAATTCTATTTATTCTTTGCCCTCTTTCTATGCTTGTCTAATACTGCTCTAGTTCTAGATTCCTTTACACCTTGTCTTCTATATCTTTTTCCTAAATTACTTTCAGGATGTTTTTCAGCAATTCTGTTTAGATGATCTTTCCAACCACTATCTGTTTTACTATCTATCTGACCAACACTACTAACTATATTCATTTGTGTAGGTGGCATGAGTGTAATATGTTTTTTCTTGGTAAATTTTTCCATTTCTGAAATAGTCATATAATCTTCAAATTCAGTTTTTGTTTTACTATTAAAAAATCTATATGTTGGCATTTTCTTTTTCTCTCCACGCCTTTCTCATTTTAATATATATTGGATCTTTTGTTACCCTACTTCTTGCCTGTAAAAATACTTTAGCACTTTTTGCTTTATCACTTGTCAAAAAATCTTTTGCAATAGGTTTAATATTTCCAAAGTCGTCATACTTATTACCATCTTTATGATTAGCATATCTTCTACTTCTGGTAAAACCCATTTCTAAAAATTTTCTACACATATCCATACCCACAAAATCCTCTTGATCT